GTGTGACGTAATTGTACTGTTAACAGTTAACGTGTCAGAAGCGGCATCGCCAATCGTAGTATTGCCAGAAATTGTTAAGTCAGTTGCTGAAATAGAACCCGTCAATGTTGGTGACGAGATCGTAGGACCTGTAAGGGTCTTGTTAGTTAGTGTTTCTACACCCGCAAGCGTAGATAACGTACCTGTTGTAGGTAAAGTTACGTTAGTTGCACCCGTAGTTGTTAACGTGAGTGCATTCGCTCCAGCCGTTGTAAACGCCGCTGCGGTAGTCAAAGTTCCTGCAAGAGAGACTGTGTACCCACCAACAGATAGCGATTCGATATTTGTAGCGCCCTCTACGACGTTAGTGCCGTCACAGAAGAGAAACATTGTTTTGCCATTTGGTATTGCAATACCTGAGCCACCAGATGTTTTAAGCGTAGCGGCTTGCCCTGAAGCATTCTTAGCAATATAAATTTTAGCGGCTGTAGGGCATACGACAGTCGCTGCCCCAGTAAGATTTGATCCTGTATCGGTGAACTCTAGCATCGCACAACGCGACTCAGAGGTTGTACCATCAGCGCTAGTCAGCACATGGGAGTTACTCGACCACGTGTTAATGACTGCACGCCCGACAATGGCCTGCTCAATCATAGAAGTGATATTATCGTTTACAACATCCCCCCATGTACCACTGAGTTCCCCTTGGACAGGAAGGGCTAGTTTAAGTGTCGAAGTGTACTGTGTTGTCATCTTTTAATCCTCACGCGGCTATATCTTGCCAATTAGGAGTCTGTCCTGTTGAAACATTACCCCAAGTTGGTGCTTGTGCGCCAGCAATATTTTGCCAATTGGGGTTTTGATTGTCATTTATGTCTCCCCAAACAAATACTGTACCTACCGCGCCTGCTGCATTTACACCTGTTACAGCTACATCTGAGTTAGCTGCAACTATTACACTACCGAGTTGTGTTTGTCCGTAGACTCCTGTTACATTTTCTACAATACCTAAACTTACAGAGACAGTTCCAATAGAACCTGTGACCGCAAGCCCAGATGCTGCGACGTTTGCGTCTCCTGTCGTGGAGACTGTGCCTAAAGCACTTGTAGCGCTTACCCCGACGGGGTAGATATTTGCTTCAGCAACAACAGTTACCGAACCTAAACCGCCTGTAGCGGATAAACCTGCGGGGGAGACAATTGCTCCTGCGCTTACAATTACACTGCCAAGTGCACTTGTTCCTACATTACCAGTTACCGCTACGTTAGCATCTGCGGAAACTGCTACTGTTCCTAACGCTGTTGTTGCTTCTAGTCCAGAGGGTTGAACTACAGCCCCTGCACTAACAGTCACGCTACCTAACGCGGACGTGCATGAAACACCTGTAACGGCTACATTAGCTGCCGCATCAACAACTACAGTGCCTAATGTTCCTGTGGCTGCAACCCCTGTTGGGAAGATATTTGCTTCCGCAACAACACTAACTGTACCTATTGCTGTTGTAGCTTCAAGCCCAGCAGGTTGAACCGTAGCGGCACCACTAACAGATACAGTACCAACCGCACCTGTCGCTGACGGCATCTGTACATCGGTACCCCACGCGGTACTGCCCCACCCACCAGCGGACCAACCTCCATAGGTTACAAGTACATCAGCCATCAGTCATCACGCTATTCGTATAATGGCGTTAGACGCATCAGCAGTAGGGAATTGGATAGTAAAATCACCTGCTGTTGATGTCTTGTCAGCTCCAAAATCAAGAACTGCCACAGCGGGATCACCGCCACCAGACTTATATATTAGTGCCCCACGTGCCGTAATTGTTGCTGTAGACCACGTAGTGTTTGCAAAATCTAAGAGCGCCGTAGTACCAGACGTTGTGGGAGCTACAACGGTTAACGTGTTACCACCCGCTGTATAACCTGTACCGGATACTTCGTTTGTTGTACTGTACGCTGTTGTTGCTGCACCCAGTGTTGCGGATGAGGTAAACAGTGCGATCTTAAACGTCTGAGACGTATTGGAACTAAAGTCCATTTCTCCATCAAGAAGTGCTTTCTTGAATGAAGTTACCATTGCTTGCGATATTGCCATTTTTTATCTCCTATTCTACTTTCATTCTAAACTGCCCAGAGCGATATGTATCTTCACGAAGTTTACCATCACCCAAAGTTTTAAGCAGTTTTAGCGATTGAACGTATAAACGCTCATAAAACTGCACTAAATCAGGCTCGCCTTTCATAAAGCGTATTGCCTCGATTAATGCCCCATTAAGTAACGCTGAATCAAACTCATCACCTAACCATGTAGTACCCGCTGTAACAATTGACTCAGGGTAGTACCCATAATGTAATTCCATTGTATACGCACTATCAGGAGTAGGCCCTAAAAGAAACGAATCATCGTCAAAATATGCGTAATGTTTTGGTAATCCTTGTGACGAAGCACTAGGATACGCCTCCCTAACAAAATTTACATCTTTATTGAGTAGGTAATGGTAGTCTCCAGCACTATCAACAACCGCTAGTGAATAGCTCCACAGGAAATCTGTAGGTGCACCAAGGTATTTGTTTCCTGAACTAAGCGTTCCTGTTACGTTTCTACGCAGGGCAGGAATTTGAACAGTGTTATATATCTTCTGTTCGGCTTGTTCAGTAAACATAGCGAGTTGTTCATCAGTGAAAGAGTTCTCAGTGATGTTCTCAATATTTGTTTTTAACTCGCTATAGTTCATAGTTTACCCCATTGGCCCGCGAGCCATAGTTCCTTTTGTAGCCGCACCTGTACCACGGATTTTTACTCCCGTAGTTTTAACGCCAGTCATGTTAGGCTTTGGTGCGTGTTTACATGGGTACACACCTTTGTCTTTTTCGACTTTGACTTTTTTCATTCCAAATACATTCATTTTACTACTCCTACGTAATGTTTACGGTAACTTGCCCTAAATAGCTAGTCCCAACTAACGAATTGGGGCTAAGCCCAAACGGATCAAGTCCTCCGCCTACTGGGTTCCATCCCCATTGGATGTCCCTACTACTATATGGCCCAGCTTCACCAATACTTGTATCTATTCTAGGGTCTCGTATAGCCTGCGGATCATCTACAGGATATTCTCCTAGTTTAAGTTGCGGTTGACTTGGATTCCAACACTCAGGACAGGCTTTAATGTCTGTGTCCCGCCCTTTAACCACGAGGTTACGCAACTCTTTAAGTTTGTACTGAAACCCACAAACGTCGCATAAAGCAATGGCTTTCTTAGCAGATGCAAACCTAGCGCCCATTTTATAACCTACCTATTTTAGGCACAAAACGCGCAGAAGTTTTTTCACGGTCTTCTTGCGCAGCTAGGGCAAATTGTTCGTCATAAATCTGTTTTAACATACCCACACGTTCAATAAGCTCTGGGTCTTTCATAGCAATATAATACGCTAACCCCGCAACCATACAGGGGAAAAATCTAAAATTCATATCTGCGGTTTGTATGCCACTACCCGCGTCTTCAATACGACGCATACGCCAATAGACAAGCTGGTAGCTTTGCGTGCCGTCAGGAATAGGCCATACAGTAGCCGCAGGGACTTGTTCCCAATACACGGGAATGGCAGCGCCACCCACTGTATGTGCAACGGCTGTTGTGCCTTGCTGCCCTCTAAAACAGTTCTGTAAGACGTTACCGTCAATACTGCCATAGTTTATTATTTCGTCTTCAATCTTAACAAAACCTGCGGGTGGTAAGTCAGAGACACCGCTTAAAGTAATAGTAGTGTCTGTACTCGACGCTGTAGCCGCTAGTGTAATTCCTACAGGATAAGTTTGTCCGCTATTCCTGTGGATAAAAAGTTGTACTGGTCTACCTTGTGTTAACTTGTTAGGGATAGACGCGTAAGTGCTCACACTAATACGACTTATAGTAAGATCAGACTGTAACGAAGTATTACCCGCGCCCGTGCGTATTTGATGCTCCATTAAGTCAATGGTATCGTCAGGTAGAGCATATGTTGATTGCCCTTGCACGAGGTCAAGAGAGCCTTGCTCTATTGTCCACATGTTAATACCACGGTTTTGCCACTCAATCGTCATTAAGTTCATAGATCGACGAGCAGTACGTAGATCGTAGCCTGAACGCAACTCGCGGCCCGCACGTTCCCACGCTTCTTCAGCGATCTCCGTGAAGTCCATATTGAATGTAGTGGTACCTGATGTTGTCATGAGATTGCCCATTCTCCTGAGAAGAACGCGTCAACTTCTTTTAAAAGAGCTGCTTTACTCTTACGACGGTCCAACTCGATATTATACTTACGCATAAGTTTCTCAAGTTGTGTTTTGGACATGTTCGAGTAGTCAGGGACTTTAGGAGTCGCTGCTTTCTTAGGTTTTTTGGCAGGTGTAGATTTGACACCCATAGATACGAGCTTAGCCTCGGCCTGTGCTTTAGTCATCAGGTCATAGACTTTAATGTCGTAGGTGTCATCAGCTTGTTTAACACCTATTTGGTATACTGGCTCTCCTGTTGAGAACCTACCGTTTTGAAAAATCTCCATCACTTTTTCCCCTTACGTTTGGCTGGGGATACTCTACGCGGCTTACCCGCAGGTTGTCCCAAGCGTTTCTTTTCCGCTACCTTCTTACTCTTCTCAGAGCTAGACATCTCACCAGAAGTCTTAGGAGTCTTAGAAGAAACTCGTTTAGAAGGTCGGCAATAGGGGGTTCCTCGCCCATCTCCTTTCTTCCTACCACAAGCCTTTCCGGTGCTAACGTCTTTCCAGTCCTCTTTGAACCAGCGTTTTAATGCTGCTCCTTTGGCTGTTTTACGTATTTTACCACCAGACTTGTAGTATGTACGCATTACTTACCAGCCTTTTTCTTCCGGCATTTAGCAATAGCACCGGATGCGTATGCGGAAGGAAAGACTTTATAACTTGCCTTTACCTTCCTATAGCACGAATCTTTTACAGACCCGCCCTTTTTGTACCCGCATCCACTACTGCTTTTCTTATAGTAACTACGCATTATGCGCCCTTCATTGTTACCATTTTGGCTTTACGAACGCCTTGCTTAGCCATACCGCAACCGCGAACCTTACCGCCTTTTTTCATCATAGGCATAGCGCCACCTCTATCTTGGCCCATACCCATTGGGGCACGTTTTTTCTTTTTAGGGGGCATTGGACCGCCTGTCATAGGGTTTGGCCCCGCCATAACACCACCAGTGCCTTTAGGACTGGGTTTAGGGCCACCTTTTGGGCCACCACCTACATTAACGCCACTATCATCGTACGGGGCACGAGGGGCGGGCTTCTTCTTTTTCCTAGGGCCTGATTCAGGTACATTAGCCATCATCCCACCCATGTTATATTTCTTAGCTTTCATAAACTCTTCTCCTATATTTTGAGATACCCCAACTTTCTTAGCAAACTTGGGATTATTTGCTACTGCTGCCATAAACTTCTGCTGTTTCTTCGATTTAGCGGGCATCAGCAATTCCACTTCCGTAAACTCTTATTGATACGGCTATTTGGATCATTAGCCGTCTTAGAGCTTGTGTTACGCTTCTTCATACCTTTCATGCGAGCACAAAAGGACTTACGTCTGTTAGCAGCCTTAGAACCTTTTTTGAGTTTACTAGGTTTCGTGGTAACGGCAGTTTTTAACTTACTGCCGGGATTAGCCTTACGATAACTAGCAACACCTTTTTTGTTCAGGCCACCAGATTCACTCTTGCCTTCCTTACGAGTCCAAGCGGGCGACTTCTTAACCGAGCCTCCGCTTTTATAGTAAGACCGCATGACCTACTCCAGTATCAGAGTTATTTTGTTACCAGAACCAGTAAGTGCGGCAACAAAACAGCCTTCACGAGCTAATATACCATCTGCGGGTATATACACGTCGTTCCAGCCTACAGGTAATGTGAGGTCCAAAAGTATGTCCCCGCTAGCAGTTCCATTACGCAATTGGAACGTACATGCAGCGGCAGCGTTAACCAATACCCCTAATATGCGAGTACGGTTTGGGCCAACGAGAGCCGCAGTATCACCTTGCGAGAAGTTAAATGCGCGTACTAAATTAGCAGCCATGTTATCACCTCTCGTTTACGGTTGAATTGCAGTGTTAAACGCCTGTGCATACATTACAGTAATTACTGCACTACCCGCATTAGTAGCTGCGGAAGAAGTAACAGTTAAACGCTCGTCAGAAGTTCCTGTGTTACCCCAAGCAAGGGTTCCACCACCAGAAACACCAAGGGCCTTGATGCCTACGGTTGTTCCTGAAGCGAGAGCGTTAATGTATGTAGCAGCACCGCCAACAGTATCACCAACACTAATGTTAGTAGTAGCGTTAGCTGCAACAGCTAAATCAACAATAATGTTAACGATTTTAGAGTTAGCGGGAATGACCATATCGGTGACAACCGCAGCAAGTGCGCCGCCAGATAAGTCGGCTGTATAGGATTGGCACATGACAACGTAGCCGACGTTTGCTACGTCAGTACCTACTGTGGTGCCGTTAGTGTTACGAATGTTGCCAGCCCGGATAGGACCAGAAAATGTAGTAGTACCCATGTTAATCTCCTGTCTTGGGTTAGTCAGCTACGGTATGTAACTGTCAGGGATTGGTATCTTATAGCACAAAAAGTAATGGGGGGCAATAGTTGCCCCCCACACTAATTACGCACCGGGTGATCCGTAAATTCCTAGTGGGTCAGAAACCCCGAAGGAATAACGCTCACGAGCCTTATAGCGCGAGTTGCCCGTGTCAAAATCTGCATCCATAGATGTAGACATTGGAGTACGAACAAAGTGCTTCAGGCCGTTCGGCACATCAGTCATCAAGAACCAAGCATTGGTGTCTGTGAGGTAGTGGTTAACGGCATATCCTTCAGGGATAGAACCGTTGTTGCGAAGAGCGTTAATATCGTTATCCGCAGTACCTACACGACCATCAGTGTCCAACAGACGAGTTGCAACGAATTGCAGTGCTGGTGGAATGATTAGCTTCCGTGGCTGAGCAGCGATCAACAATCCTCGCTCATCTGTCCACTGGCTAATACCAATAACGGCGGCTTCAAGAGAAGTCTCGTTAAGGTCTGCCGCAACAGTTGGGCGGTTCGAGTTGCTGCCACCAGAAACAAGTGGATGCGCTGTTGAGAGCAATGACTGTCCGTCACCGTAAGTGGTGCCAGCAGCAAATCCATTGTTCAAAATAGACGCAGCTTTAACTTGCTTAGTGTACGCCATCGCACGAGCTAGGGCCTTTGTATAACGAGCAGACAGTGAGTCATACAAGTTATCTTCGATGGCTTCTTCAGTAATACTGAACCCCATCGCAACCGTCTCATGCACGTAACGTGCACTCCATGCTTCTTGAGCATTGTCATATTCGATGGCTGAGCCTTCGTCTTTGACAGGTGCTGCTGAGAAACCGGATAGCTTAGTTTCTTCCTCAAACGAGCGATCTGAGGATTCTGTTTCAAAAATTTGGGCGTGCTCTTCGCCGTATTTTGCATATTCCAACCCAAACAGTGCGTTTAGACCGGGAAGTAGCTCTTTAAGGAGCTGGGCGCGTGAAATAGCCATTAGTTATCCCTCCTAGACGCCAGTGAGGTTGTTCATTTGATGCCCTGCGTTCCATTTAACGAGTGCCTCAGTGAACCCACCGGATGAGTTTTTGGTTTCCTCTACGAGTTCCACAATACGCAAAGGTAAAGTGTTCGTTGTAGCGGTCGTGTCGGAAATACCACATCGTGAATTTCCAGTAGCAGTATCGCCAGCGTTGTTGATCATTGCTACGTTTGCACCCAAATCGGTGATCGCTAGATCGCCAATTACTGGCGTAGCGCCAGCAGCGGATGAAAGTACAGCAACTTTAAACAACACATCAGTACCATCAGCGACGTAAGCCATGATGTCAGATGCAGCGGTGTTTGCTGGGTAGTATTGGCTGAATAACTGATAGCCCAGTGAGGGATCAGTATAAGTACAACCAAGAAATACACCAATAGGCGTCATCGCTGCGTCAGCAGTATCACGTTCTACGGTGCCTCCGGTAACAAGTTGTACAGCGTCACCATTAAAGATGTTCGTGTTATAACCACTCGCAATGCTATATTGACGAGTTACGCCCACGAAAGGTACGCCGCTTACAAGTTTAACCGGAACTAGCCCTGAAGGGCCACTTACAGTTGGGTAAGCCATGTTAAGCTCCTAATTTAAGTTCCGTTTCCGAAAGTGACCTTCGTCTTCCTGTCATTAAACAGGGGCATACGAGGATCATTTTCTCTCATGAGACTGTTGTCTACGGAGTGCATCTGGGAGTCTGTCTGCTGTTGATAATGTGCAGACCGCTCTTGAATTAATTCCGCTGGAGCTTTACAAAGCATCAAACCACCAATTACCACGTTGTCTTTGAACCGTTCATTTTCAACGGCAACCAATGTGATTTCTGGGTGATCTACTGCCTTTACAGGCTCCCAACCTTCTCTTATTTTTGAGGATACGTTAGTGGCATCTACTTGCCCTTGCGTGCTTACACGAACCCAATGAAATTCGTAACCCGGCTCGGGATTTGGAGATGGTAACACCTCGGGACGCGTCCAAGCCTTTTTGCGGATCGTTTTTTCTTGTGTTTCTAGTTCACGGTCAATTCTGTTCGTAGCCATTATTGTTTCCTCATATCTAGTGCAACCTGTTTGGCGTATTGTTCGGGAGTCAGTCCCAAGCGTTTAGAGAGCGTTAGTTGTGTTTGCGTTAGCCTAACTTTCTTAGGCGAAGTGCTCCGCGTAGCGGGTGCAACCACATTTGACTGCTTCTTCGGCTTTTCTACTTCCTCCCCCTCGAAATTCTCGGGGAATAACTGTCGCATACGAGAATCAATTCTCTCGTAGTAGTCATCACTCTGAGGGCTAACGCCCTCGTTGACAAGTTTATTATGCAACCCCAGCGCGTAACTTGTCATCTCTACGTCTTGGTTGAACCAGCCGTTCGCGTCTTGCCACGCTTGTGCTCGTTTATCAACCTCCACTGGCGGTGGGGTGGTTTCAGGTACCATTTTTACATTAGTTTCATCTTCTTGTAAAGCTGGTAACTTGAAATTATTTAACCTATCGGCCTTAATCTTGGCATTTGTTAGGTTTTCTTGTGCAGAAAGAACACCGTCTGAGTCTCCGGCTTCATACGCATCTTTATACTGCTTTTTAGCAGATTCTAGCTCAGATACTGCACTTCGCTTAGCTTGTTCAAGCAAAGCTGTTTGGTTTTTGTTTACGTTGGACTTGAGTTTTTTATTCTCTTCCACAAGTTGTTGAGATAGTTTCTCCAACTCTTCACGTTCACGGAAAGCCGCTTCTTTAGCACGGCGTTCGTCGTGATAGCCTTTACTAAAGTGCTGTATCCGTTTACGCACTTTCTCTGAATAGTCTTCCAACTCGTCATCAGTAACGTCTTCTGGGGGATCAGAGGGTTTACGATTGCGGTCAGCTTTCGGCGTATCGTCAACCACTTCAATTTCATATTCGTCGTCATCAGTATCCACTTCACTTTCAACGACAGGCTCAGATTTCTCAGCCTCGGCTTTAGCTTTCTTACCTCCAATGTCCACTTCGATAGCACTGGAACCCTCCACTTCGATGTCTTGTTTTGTTTTTGTCTCCTCATCAGGAAACTCGTATTCTACTTTTTGAAAAGGCATGATTTTTCTCCTATACAGCCATAATGCCACGAGGATCAGGGATTACAGCTTCCACAGAATCGTCGTTCATTAATCTAAATTCTTTCCCGTTAACTTTGAACCGTGTGCCTGTGTTCATACGAAACATCACATAGTCCCCTTCTTTACACCAAGGGCCTTCAGGGAAACGGTCTTTGTCTGAATAGGCGTCTGCCCCCATATCTATAACAATACCCATAATCGACATGATGTACTCTTTGTGCATCTGGTCAGTTGTTTTAAGCAGGGTACTGCCTTGGTAATATTCTTCGACATCGGGTAGGGCTATTAACAAACGGTAGCCAGAAGGTTTGGGCATTTGTGCTTCCCATTCCTCGTCGCTGACTTCACGTTTACTAGTTTCGGCAATAGGTTCAGCTTCTGCTGCTTCTGCTGCCATCTTAGCTTTTAGTGCATCAGGTACTTCAATAGTCTGAGTGTTATTCATCTTGATCATCCATATAATTACGCGAGAGGTCCTCAATGTGTTGCTTGCTGGCTTCGAGACCCCGAACTAAGCCAACAATCTCCTTGTAGCCTGCGAAGTCTTTAGCAGACCCCCCAGCAAGAAAACTAGTTGCAGACGAAATATCTTCGTCGAGTTTTTGTTTAAGCACGTCAAAGACGGTTTTAGCCATTATTCACCTCGTTTAGGCTTGTCAGCCATCATCCTCGCAAGCTCCAAATCGAGCTTGTTGTTTTCTTGGCGACGATTTGCCGCCACGCGAACGCCTTCTTTCTTAGCGTCTAGTTCTAATTCTTGTTTATCCAACTTCAGCTTCTCCGCATCGAAGAGCGCATCAACCTGATTCTTCTGAGCTTTAAGCTGCAATTCGGCCTGTTTCATCTGTGCTTCTTGTTGATCCTTTGCGGCCTTGCGCTGTACTTCCTGCCCTTTGAGCTGTAGCTCGGCTTGTTTCTGTTGGAAGATAGGGTCCTGTTGTTGCTGTTCCGCTTGCTTCTGCGCAGCTTCTTGCTGATGCCCCTGCATAAGTTGCGCCCCTGCCTCTGCTACTAGACGTGACAAATCCACTTCGATCTGCTCTGGTAACTCCTGACCCGGAGGTGGTAGCGGTGCTCCCAACTTCTCCTCGATCTGCTGGCGATACTGGAACCCAAGGTGCTCTGCAATGTGCGCTTGTAATGACGCCATAATCTGCTGTGCTTGTGGGTTCTGTCCGATCATCTGAGCAACCTGTGGGTCCTGCATAAACGACGTGTGAGTCGCAATGTGAGCCTGATGGTCTTGGTAGATAAACGCTCGTATCGGCTTGCCAACCAGAGCATCCATGTTCTCGCTGACTGGATCGGCGGGCTTGGAATCTTCTCTTGTGGGAACAAGTTTGTCTGCGTTCTTCACACCTAACACTTCAATCATCTGGCGATGTAGTTGTGGTAGGTCATATATCTGAGGCGCTTGCTGAGCCATCTGTAGCACAGCTTGGTACTGTACGACTCGTTGAGCCATTGTAGAGCTGTTAGGGTCACTGACAGGGATTACATCCACCATCATATAGTCTAGCTGCCGTGCGCCTATTTCGCCTCGTAGGGGCTGATACCCGTACTCC